CATTGCAACGCCTGTTCCTGTTTACGCAAACTTTAATCGTAATTGGGCAACTGAAACAAAGTTTATAACATGGCAATTAAGGGATGTTCACCAACCCGTTTATACTGGTATTTATCAGAGTAATAAAGGCGCGGATTCACCGACATTTCAAATAAGTGTTTTTACAACAAACATGGCAGATGGTTTTAATTTGTCAAACACAATAATACAAGCATTACATGGTTATGCAGGACAGTTTGGCGGCGTTACAGGCTTTCAAATTTCAAAAGCCGATGTGAATTGGCTTTATAATAGTTATGACAATGATATTAACTTGCATAGCGTTTACATGGATTGCACAATTTACATTCCATCATAAGATACGATTTTTTTAATTTTAATGAGGATTTTCAATCATGGCATTACCAAATAAAGTATTACCTGGGTTTAGCGCAACACTATATTGCCAACCAACCGCAACACCAACACCATTAACCGTTGCGGCATTATCAACAGTTGCGACTGTTGCCGCATTAGCAATTCCTGCCAATGTTATTCCTGTTGAAAACATTCCTGCGTTTGGCACAGATGACGCGGTAGCATCATTTGGTGTTGCAGGTTCACGCACAGGCGATAAAATACCTGTTCAAAATGCGCCAACATCAATGTCAATAACTGCAGCATGGAATCCATCCGATGCACAATTATTGTTAATTCGCGGCGATTCTTATTCAGGCGTAATTGATCGCACATTTATTATTTCCGCAACCGATGGCACAAACATTGTTTATTATGCTTTCAATGGTCGCGTTGGTAATTTCCAAATTGATTCAGCCGTAGGTGCTGAAGCAAAATGTATGTTTACCATCCATCCGCGTGGCAACCAATATGGTTGGTCAAACAACGCTTAATTAAACAGCCCCGAAAGGGGTTGTTGCTTTATAGGATAAGACAATGGAAATAAAATCGCAAAATGACCTGCTTGGGTTTTTGATAACGCAAGCAGGTAGTGGGCAAAAAAATTGGTTTGGTTTTGCACAGCAACGCTTAACAGGCATTAACTTAGCGCATGAAATTGCCGCTAATCATGCCGATAAAATGTCGCCCGATGAAGTGGTGGATTATGTTGTTTCATTAAACAACAACATTTATCAAAAGTTAATTAAGGCTGACTAATGACAACAACTTTTGAAATAACTGGCTTAAAGGAAACCTTGCAAGTTTTTCAAGATTTGGAAAACGAAATTGGTGATAAAACAGCGCGTTCAAAAGTTTTAATTCCATCCGTTCGCGAAGCAATGAAACCTGTTTTGGCTATGGCAAAAAGTTTGTCGCCAAAAGATACAGGATTGCTTGAAAGAACATTAACAATTGTTGCACGCCGACCTAGTAGGAATGATAAAAAATCTAAGTATATTAACAAAGGCGATTCTGTTATTGCTGTTGTTACAACAAAGCCAATTCCTAAAAAGTTAAAACAACAATCTATTGGAATGAGTAAAAGCCAAAAGAAAAAGTTTTATGAAAGTAAAAATAGACTATATGACGCACGCGCAGTTGCAAATGAATTTGGCACAGCAAATATGTCAGCCAAACCGTTTATGCGTATTTCATTAGAAAGCCAAGCATCTATGGTGGCAACAAAGTTAGGTGAAATACTAAATCAAAATATATTAAAATACAGGAGTAAGTCATTGTGAGTAAAATAGCATCGGCGTTAGGTAATAAATATCAGGAAAATCGTTTGTCAGTAATGACGCGCACATTTGTTTTGGGCGATCATACATTTCGCGTTCGCGTTCCTGCGGTGCATGAAATTGAAGCAATCTATAATTATTTTAAAAATCCAAATATAGATTTAGTTGATGCGGCATTTAAAAGCATGACCTATGATTTGGTCAGCATTAAAGATACTAACCCCGATGGCGTTGTTTACAGCGATAAAGATGTGGTTGTTGATGGTCGGTCAATGATGGATGCCGCCCGTAATAAAGTTATTTTGCAACATAGAATTGTTGAATACTTTAAATTTTTAATACCCGAAGATGGTCAATCATTAGCCGATTTAGAATATGCTGATATTGAAGAAGAATTTCCTTTATCAATTCAAATTCAATTTATTGATAAAATAAGCGAAGTTATATCGCCTGATTACAAGGCTATTAAGGAAAAGTAACAAGTTCGTTGCGAACGCAAGTGAAAGCGGCAATGATTTTCAACGGACATACGCAAGACAGCATTGCCGAATTAGATGAAACAACATTAAATGAAATAACCGTTATGTTTGCTGACGGCGCAATTGGCAATTATGGCTTATTGCAAACAATGGGCAATTTAACGGCAGGCGTGTTTAATTATATGCGTGCCGCTAATAGTCAGCCGTATGAATTAAAAACTGTTTTGAATAGTGTTTATGGCTATATGTTCCCAACACAGCCGCCAAATGCTAGTCAGGCGTTATTAACATTTATGACGCAAGCGCAAGGCTTTAGCATGGATAAGTTTAAAAAGGAATAATCATGGCAATCGTATCAAGGTTAGGTGTTGTTTTAGGATTAGATTCAGCCCAATTTAATCAGGGCTTGGGTTTAGCACAATCTAAACTTGGTGGGTTTGCATCATCAACAATTAGTTCAAGATTAGGCGTAGCGGCATTAGGCACAGCGTTAGTTGGTGCGGCTGTTAATGCTATTCAATATGCCGACAGTATAAACGACACAGCAAAAGCAAATGATGTTGCCGTTGGCACAGTTCTTAAATTGTCTGAAGCCTTATCTGTTAGCGGCGGCAATAGTGAAAATGTAGGCAAATTATTTTCATCATTAACCGCAAAAATTGATGATGCCGCTAATGGTAGCGACAAAGGGCGCGAATCATTTGAAAAACTTGGCATTTCAGTTAATGATTTACGCCGCCTTGATGAAACCGCATTGTTTGAAAAAACATTACAAGGCTTAAATGCAATAAAAGATCCAATCACACGCAATGCCCTTGCAATGGAAGTGTTTGGTAAAGCCGCAAAAAATGTGGACATGAAAGGCGTTGCCGACAGTTATTTTAATAACGCTGGCAAATTTGATGATGCTGAAAAGGCTTTTAAAGATATTGGCGATGCCATTGATAAAATGGATATATTTACCAAGCGTGTCAGCACATCATTAGCCACAAATCTAGCACCTGCTTTATCCAATTCAGTTACATTTTTAAATGCCGCAATTTTTGGTTGGGATAATTTAACCAAATCTGTTGAAAAATATAATCGTGCTAAAAATGGTGGCGGAATGTGGACACCACGCAATGCGCCACGCATGGGCGATGATCCTGCTTTTGGTGCATTTAATTTGCCATCCGAATTTCAAGCAGGCGGCGTTCGCGGTCAAGATTTAAGCGACAAAGAACAATCTAAATTAGATGCCGCTAATAAGAAAAAAATTGATGATGCTAAAAAATTAGCCGATGAAATTAAAAAACAAAAAGAATCATTGGCTGATCAAGTTATTGCTTATGATGCACAAAGATATGCGGCTGGCAGAGTATTAACTGAAGTTGAAAAAATTAACATTGAGTTAGATCAAGGTAAAAAATATCAACACACAAGCGCAGAAGAAAAAGAAAGATTATTAAATGCGGCGCGATTAGTTGATGCCGCAAAGTATTCGGCTGAATTTGAAGCCAAGCGGTTAGACATGGCAAAACAAGCCAATGATTTGGTTTATAACAGCGAGGTTGCAACCGAACGATTAAACCTTGAACGCGAAATGGCAGGGTTAAGCGATACGCAAGTTCAATTGGCATTGGAATACTTTGATTTGCAGAAAAAGATTTTAGATATGCAAAAGCAAGGTTTTGACGAAAGATACATTTCCAATTTTGCTATTGCTGAAATGAATCGTATTAAAGCACAGGAATTAAACGAACGGGCGCAAAACACTTTTCAAGCAGGTTGGGATAAAGCATACAACAACTTTATTGAACGGTCGCAAGATAGTGCGGCGTTGGGTGCTGAAGCATTTAATAGCATGACTAATAGCATGACATCGGCATTAGATAGATTTGTTGAAACAGGTAAACTTTCATTTGGCAGTTTAGTTTCAAGCATGATCAAAGATTTATTGCGAATGTCTATGCAAGCGCAAATGAGTGGCATATTTGGGATGCTTAGTGGCGGCTTAACAAGTAGTTCAACAGATTTTGCTAATGGCGGCGGTATTGTTGGATGGGCAAAAGGTTTGTTTGGATTTGCCGATGGTGGCGAACCGCCTGTTGGCGTTCCAAGTATTGTGGGCGAACGCGGCGCGGAGTTATTCGTTCCACGCACCGCAGGCACAATCATTCCAAATAATCAATTATCATCAATGATGGGCAATCAACCGCAAACTGTTTATAATGGAACGGTGATACAAAACATGAGTGCTATTGATACGCAAAGCGGTGTTCAATTCCTTGCTAAAAACAAAAACGCTGTATTTGCCGCCAATCAATCAGCCCAACGCGGTTTGCCGCAGTCAAGGTAGGATAAAATGACAACATTAAATACAATACTAGCGGTTGCTGAAAGTGTTGGAATAAATGACCAACGATTTGTTGGGCAAATGGTTTCACGCAATCAACGCATAAGCACATCCGAAGTTTTAACTGTTCAACCTTTTGGCTTTGACATTAAACCAATGGCATATTTGCTTTATAGTCAAAACCGACCATTGTTAAGTTCATTGCGCGAAGCGGACAAAGCAATAGAACAATACTTAAATTTTGGATCAACAGGTTGGTTAAACTATATTAAATATCAAGGCGGCTTATCCGAGGCGCAAATTGGCGCGTGTCAATGGCAAACATCAAGCGCAAATAAAACTCTTGTCCTAGGGGCATTGCCGTCAGTTTCAAGCGGCACATACATAGTTCGCACAGGCGATTTTTGCCAAGTTGGTCGTTATGCTTATATTGCAACAGCCGATGTTATTCGTGGTAGCGGTTCAACCGTAAACATTCCCGTTCATCGCAATTTAATTGCAACTTTAACAAGCCCTGTAAATGCGGTAATTGGTCAGTATGGAACAACAGTTGCATTAGGTGGCGGCACATTTACAGGAACAACCTTTTGCGTCATTTTGCGTGATTACCCAACTTATACATTAGTTCCAATGACAAATGACAGTTTCATTTCATGGAATGGCACTTTTAAAGCGTTTGAGGCGGTTTTATAATGCAAGACATAGTTCCTATTCAAAACACAAATAACATTCGCCTAGCGGATTTTGTGCGCGTTACAACGGTGGTTTTAGGTGTTGAAACGGTGTCGTTATTTTCAACAGCCCCGTATGCCATAACAGTTCCATTAGTTGATGCAAACCCGTTTAATGGATTATCAGCCTTGGTGCAAATTGGCGAAGTGCAACGCGATATTAAATCAACCGCTAATGAAACAACAGTTACGCTTGTTGGTATTGATACGGCATTGCTTGGTTGGGTGTTAGGGCAAAACATTAAAGGTTCTAAAATTGAAATGTGGCATGGGTTTTTTGACACAAACAATGCTTTAATTACAACGGGTGGCGTAGGCGGTTTATATAAATTTTTTACAGGCTATATAAATTCATTCGCACTTAGCGAACAATGGATGGAAGAATTAAGAATGTATGTTGGCACAATAAATGTTGCCGCATCAAGCATACAAATTATTTTACAGAATAGAACGGCAGGGCGATTTACAAATGATAATTCGTGGCAATTTTTTAATTCAGGCGATACATCAATGAATCGTGTAAATTACATTCAAGCAATTAACTATTTTTTTGGTAAAGATAAAGATCCTAACGCATATAAAACATGATAAGACTAGCCAATAAGTTTGATAAAGATGGCATCATGGATTTGATGCGATTGTTTAGGGATGAAAGCCCTATTCAACAATATAAAGATTTAAATAATGTTGAATATATAAGTCGCTTGTTAGACAGTTTGATTGCAGGTCAAGGCGTAATATATATTGAAGAAAATGTTGGCATGATTATTGGTGTAATTCAACCAACAATATGGTGCGACAAAACTTTTGCATTATATGAATTGGCTTGGTATGTTAAACCTGAAAACAGAAACACAAGCGTTGGTTATCGGCTTTTAAGCGCGTATGTTTTGCACGCCAAAAAGTTAAAAGATGAAGGTAGAATTAAATTGTTTACAATGAACAAAATGATTACTAGCCCCGATATTAAATATGAAAAATTTGGGTTCACTAAAATAGAAGAAAGTTGGTTGCAATGATTAAATTTTTACTGCTTTTTATAATTTGGTTTACCTATTCCGCCCCTGCGTTTGCGGTGGCTTCGCTTGTTTTAACAACAGCGTTTTTAGCAACAACGGCAGGCATGATCACAGCGTTTGCAATCAACATGGTTGCAACAATGATTATTTCAAAAGTTCTTATGCCAAGCGTAGGCAGTCAAGAGCAACCAAATCCTGGCAATCGCCAACAAATTCCACCTGCTGGCGACAACAAATTGCCTGTTCTTTATGGTTCTGCTTATATTGGCGGCACAATTGTTGATTTAAGTATTTCACAAGACAATCAAGATATTTATTATGTTTTAGCATTATGCGAAGTTACCAATAGCGAAAACGGAAACACGCCAGATGTTTATACTTTTGGCGATGTTTATTTTGGCGGTAAAAAATGTATATTTGGTGGCTATACACCAATTCGCGCAAATGCTTTAGATGTTGGAACGCGCTATACAATCACAACCGTTGGCACAACCAATTGGACATTATTTGGTGCGGCATCAAATACAGTCGGTTTGCAATTTAATGCAACATCTGTTGGCGTTAATAATTATCTTGGGCAAGGAAATGTTGGAACAGGAACAGTAACGCAAGTCGGCGGCGGTCAATTGGTTACAGGATTGTATGATGAAAGCACCGAAAAAACACAAGATGTTACAGGCTATTTAGATATTTGGCTTTATTCAAACGGTTCAAGCAATCCATACAATACATCTACAAATGCCATTTCAGTTATGCAAACAAATGGTCTTGTTTATAAATGGGATAGTTCAAAGGAAATGAGTGATTGTGCATTTGCAATCATTCATATCAAATACAGTCAAAAAAGAAATTTGGTTGCATTAAATCAAACAAAATTCCAAGTAATTAACCCACGCAATTCCGCAGGCGATTGCATAAAAGATTATTTAACTAGCACAAGGTATGGTGCGGCAATAGATATTTCAAACATTGATACAGCAAGCATTACCGCTTTAAATACCTATTCAAACGAATTATTTACTTATACTGATTATGACGGTTTAACTAGCACGCAACCAAGGTTTAAGTTTAACGGCACATTAGACACCAATCAAAAAATAATGGTCAATTTACAAAATATGGCTGATTGTTGCGATTGTTTAATTCGCTATTCTGAAATTACATCGTTATGGGGCGTTATAGTTCAAAAGCCAACTAACACTATTGCTATGGATATAAACGACAGCAATATGATTTCAGCAATACAAATTAGCCCAATTGATTTGGCAAATTCATTTAACATTGTTGAGGTTAAATTTCCCGATGGAACAACTCAAGATGGATTTAACAGCGCAACATTTGATTTGTCGGTTGTTAATCCTGCCTTATTATTTCCTAACGAACCCGTAAACAAACAATCCGTAAGCCTAGTTTTATGCAATAACAATGTGCAAGCACAATATATAGCAAATCGTTTTTTAGAGGCGGCGCGTGAAGATTTGCAAATGCAAGTGGACATAGATTACACAGGATTGCAACTTGATGCAGGCGACATTGTTACCGTTACTAATGCTAATTATGGTTGGGTTGCAAAACAATTCAGAATTACAAAAGTCGTTCAAAAATTTAGTGATAGCGGTCAAGTTACCGCAGGATTAAGTTTGACTGAATTTAATGGGGCTGTTTATGATGATGTAAACATAACTCAATTTCAACCAAGCCCAAAATCAGGGTTAGGATCACCAACAACTTTTGGTGATATTCCTGCGCCAACTATTTCGGGAATTTTAGCAAATGCCGCTAATCCTGCATTTAATGTAAATGTTACATCATCAAGTGCAGGCGTTACCCAATACGCTGAAGTTTGGTATTCGTTTTATCAATACCCATCAGATGCACAAAGAATTTTTGCAGGAACAACTGAAATTGCCGCAAGTGGACAACCTTATGGGCAAAATGAATTATTGCCGCCCGTTCAACTTTTTAACATATCTGCTGGCAATTGGTATTTTTTTAGTCGCATGGTTAATAGTATTGCATCAAGCGATTTTTCGTTAGCGTCAGATGTATTGGAATGGCGACCAACAACATTTCAATTTACTAATCGTTGGTTAAGTGTTGCATTTGCGGACACGCAAACGGGAACAGGTTTTTCATTAAGCCCAACAAATAAACAATACTATGGTTTATTGGAACAAACAAATGATACGGAAACACCATTAGCACCATCAACAACGGCAAGCAACTATAAATGGTATTTGGCAGATCCGACATTTGGAACAAACAAATATCTTGTTTTTGTTAATTATGGCAACCGCCGCTTTGCGTTTGATACTGATTTTGCTGTTTATGCAAACGGTTCGGCTAGTTCAGGCATTTTTGTTCCTGCAACAACAAACAAATTTGACATTCGTTTATGGTCGGCTTTAGATCCAACCGAAGCCGCGCCAAATACTTATGCAAACTCCATTGATTTAGATCATGCAACAGGGCAAGTTATTCAAAATGGATTTGTAACAGGCAATCCATCAACAGGTTCGCTTGCCATTGATAATACAAACGATGGTCGTTTAACGGCAACGCTTGAAGTGTTTTTACCGCAAATTCCCGAAGGCACTTATTTAACAGGTTCAGCCGCTTTTATATCTGTTGATAGGTTTGGGCGTGTTGTTGGATTTACCGCACCCGATGAATTTTATTTTAATCAACAATTCTTTACAGCAACTAGCGGTCAAACATTGTTTACGCCAACGGCTAGGGTATCAGGTTATATAACAGGGCAAGATCTAATCTTTAAAAACGGTTTGTTACTTGATACAAGCGAATATACCGAAACAAGCACAACCTTTACATTAAGCGTTGGCGCAACAACAGGCGATATTATTACTTGCCTTTCAATGCGTGCTGTTTCAAGTGGCGAATTTTATGATCCAACATTTTTGTCCGTTCAATCCACATCAACAAACACAATGGTTTGGACATCAACACAAATGCCTTATCAACTTATAAATGTTGGCGACAAAATAACTTTTGCAAACACAGGAACACCAACGCAATATACAGTCAGCGCGGTTAATTACACAACCCGAACAATAACATTTACAACCAACCCAACCGCAAGTGCAGGCGCGTTAGTTTATCGTTATCGTGCGGCTAGTTCATCTTATCCAGTATTTAGCCGTTGGTCTTTTGATTTAACCGCCGCCAATTCTTATTTGCCAACAACATGGGCGTTTAATAGTGGCTATGAAGTTCCATTTATTAACGGAACGATATTAAATGAATTGGATTACGATTTAATTGGTGGGGCAATAACAAACTTTCAAGCACCAACAACGGGCAAGAT